ACCTTATTCAACAATACCTCCAAAGGAGAGCGAAGAAACGTCCATGTTATAAACCAGAAAGAAAAGCTGGCTAATGGCAAATTGAAAATTCAAATTGGAGATGACACATATCAAATCACCCGCAACCTCCAGAAGTACACAAAGAAATCTCGTGGGAAAGAGACTGAGGAGGCGAAGGTAGATCTTGACTTCACAAGAATCTCCGATGATGAATGTCTTAATGGCACCACACGATCCGAGACAGATGCCAATATTCGCAAGAGGTTTGGAACGTTTGACGACTTCCTCTTAACTACAATGGCCAGTCAGATGGACTTTCTTTCCTTTATTAAAGAAGGATCAACAAAGCGCAAAGAGATTCTCGCTAAGTTTCTTGACCTCGAAATCTTTGACAAGAAGTTTAAGCTAGCCAAGAAAGAAGCAGCAGAGATGAAAGGTGTTCTTAAAAGAATGCATGGAAAGAACATTGACTTGGACATTAGAAAGAATGAGGAGATTCTAGAAGAAATTTCTTTAGACTTGGAACGTCAAGACACAATGTGCGAAATTATAGGAGAACAAATTGAAAAACTTGATTTTGAATATCGTGAGATTGATGACAACATTAAAGCAGCCCCGACTGAGAATATAGATATTGCTGTTGTAAAGAAAGAAATTCGAGTTCACAGGCATGCTATAGATTCCCTTCGAAAGAAGAATAATGAGCTTAAGATTTCAAAAGAGACCAATGAAGATAGGGTTAAAGAATTGGTTGAGATTCTTTCCATCAATGATATTGTTGAACTCAAAGAGAAGTTTGATAAATATGCTGGGATCTCTAAGACGAGAAGCGAAGGCAACTCAGAAAAGAATACGATTTCTAGAAAGATTGATAGAGAGAAAAAACAATTGACTTTGTTGGATGGTATTCCTTGCGGGGATAAATTTCCAAATTGCAAGTTCATATGCAACGCCAATGCAGCCAAGACCAAAATTCCTGCACTGAAAAATAAGATCGTTGTCTTGGAAGCAGAGCTTGATTTTCTTAGCGACCAAGCCAAAGCTTTGGATATTGGAAAAGTTAATCTCCTTATCGATAAATATAACCTCTCAGAAGCAGAGCATATTAAATTGTTGAGAGATAATGAGAAGTTTGAGCTTTCAATTGAGAAAAACAAGGCGAAAATTTCGTCTTCTTTATCAAAGATTGAGCTACTGGACACAAAACGTAAAATTTATGAAGAAAATAAAGAAACCATCGAAAACCTCAACACATTGTTGCGAGAGCGTCGGGGTATTGAGTTCCAACTTCGTAGGAAAAAAGATAACCTCAAGACTTGTCAAAAAAAGATAAACGAGTTATGTATAGAACAAGGCACAACCAATCAGGTATTAGTAAACTTGAGAGAACAAAAAGCAGAAGTGGATAAGGTTGATCGTGAATGGAAAGCATATGATTTGTTTATGCAATGCATGCACCCCAATGGAATCCCTTATAAGATCATAGGTCAGAGGCTTCCTCATATCAATGAAGAGATCTCAAAAGTATTGGCCAATCTTGTTGACTTTGCAGTGTATTTCGAGAGTAATGGAAAGAATTTGGACATCAATCTAAAGCACCCGAATCAGGCCAGTAGACCCCTCTCAATGGGCTCAGGAGCCGAGAAAACGATTGCCTCCATGGCTATCCGACTCGCTCTAATTGGAGTTACAAACCTGCCCAAGAGCCAACTATTCATCCTTGATGAACCGGCCACCGCTCTTGACCAAGAACACATGGAAGGGTTCACAAGATTGCTGGGACTAATTAAAGAGCACTTTAAAACTGTTATCTTAATTTCTCACCTAGATTCCCTTAAAGATGTGGTAGATGTTTCCATTCAAATTCAGAACGAAGATGGGTATGCAAAGGTGATTTTTTAATGTTTTTAAACTATTTATTAATAAAAGGAGCATAAAATGAACGAAGAGAGCCCCGAGAAGAAACTCGGTTTGATTGATAAATTATTGGCGAAAGCCGTATCTCGAAAACTATTGGTTTTTGCCACAGCAACCGGCCTCATGGTCTGGTCTACGCTTGACCCTGAAACTTGGGGATTGATTGCAATCGTTTACGTTGGCGGCCAATCCGTTGTGGATGCTGTTAAAACATATAAGCACGGCGGCCTGTAATGTGGTGGCCTGTTGCCAAAAAGTCATTAGAAAAAGCCTTCCTTTGGTGTAAGCATCATTGGAAGGCAGTTCTATTGGTGGTTGCTTTTGGGGTTGTTTATTTCATAGGAAGGAACAAGTCTAGCAACTTGCTCGACAGGGCTAAGGATGAGTTGAAGTTATATAAAGAGAAGGCCGCAAAGATTGAAGAGAGTCACCAGCAACATGTTGAAGATGTTAAGAACGCTAAGGTTAAGTATGAAGAATCAGTAAAGAAAGCCGACAAGCAGTTCGAAAAATTCAAAACTGTTCAAACCGAAAAGAAAAAGAAGGAAGTGAAAAAACTTCTAAAAAAAGCAAAGAATGATCCAAACGAGATTGATAAGATCTTGGAAAGAGAATTCGGAATAAAGGAGGTTTAAAAGATGGGAAAAGGCTTTTATGATCAGAGTCAATGGAAGGGTCCCTTCTATGATAAGCGAGAGGTTGAAGTAACAATTTACGATAGACGATATAAAACAGAACGGAAAGATACGATAAAAGTTCCAACGCAAGAGCTTAATCGCATTGAAAAAGAAATCGAACACTTACCGGATGCTTTGGCTGGCGAGGCCTTTGAAGAAAATGTTCTTGCTTATCTTAATCAAATTATGGGCGATTTGGAGGAAATTGGATGGGAAGAAGAGGTTATGAACTTCGAACCAATTGACAGCAAAATTAACCCAATGCCAAAACCATATGTAAAAACGTCTGAGTTTGATTTAATTGAGGGGAATAATATGAAGCCTCTAATGGAAAACTGGAGAAGATTTCTAAAGGAAAATAAATGATTTTATTTCTATTAACATTATCGGCCATGGCCGAACCACAGTTTACAAATCTTGATAAAGGACAGAAGGCACCATTTGCAGGGAAACTGCTTAACGATGAAGCTATAGCTGAGATCGTTGCAAAGAAGCATCTTAGCGAAGCTATGTGTAAAGCAATGATCGACAAGTCTGTTGAGATCACCAAAGCAAAAACCACATATAGTTGTGAAATTGCCATTGCCGAAAACGAGAAACTCATGAGAGACCTCAAAGCAGAAAATGATTATCTTATGAAAAAACATAAAAACAAGAAATGGACACTTCCGGTTGTTGCTGCAATAGGAGGAGGGGTTGGCTTTGTTGCCGGTGTCGGTTCAGTATTGTATGTTTTGCTGTCGATGTAATGCCCAAGAAAGATCCAAATTATGTTGTCAAAATAGAACAACAAATACAGAAGAAATATGGTGAAAAAGCAACCCAACATCCGAAGAAAGATTGGACTGCTCAAAAAGAACAAGAGTATCTAATTCAACTTAAAGAAGTTTATCATAAAGAGCTTCGCGAAGAAGATTTAGACAAAGTTGAAGTAAGTGGCGTTTTTGTTCCACGAAAACTAATTAATAAGAACTCATCTCGTTCGTGTCCAGTTTGCAGTATTTATTCATTTAAATCAAATGATGATGTTTATATGTCAAAGTTTAATTGTTGTGAAAAGTGCTACATTCAATGGGTGGAAGGTAGAGAAGAGAGATGGAAAACAGGCTGGAGACCAAACAATGGCTAAATCAAATATTCTAGAAATCATTCAAGGCTTACAACAAGCGGCCGCAAATGCTTATGATGGCGCTCACGACGAACGCTACTCATATGATGGAGAGGTTCGCAAGGTAGGAATTTCGCGAGAAGAAGGTGATCCTATTTTAGATAAAAGAGTTATGGATGGTTTTGGTGTTAAGTTTTACAACGATAGCATGTGTATTACTTACCAATCAGACATTCAATTGAAAGAGATTTATGGTGGTGGGTTTGAAAATGAAATTGCTCGCAAACTTAATGAGATTAAGAAGTTTCTTCAAAAGGAATACAAAGCGATCACAGGAAATTCTATCACTTTGACAAAACAAGGAGATCCGGATATCATTGCTCAAAGCACTTCTCGGATCCGTTCTTTTGTTAATGCAAAGCAACACTATAGTATTTCAGGCGTTAAGGAAGACGACTTCTCTCTTGCCAAAGGCTCGGAGAATAGAAAGGTGGATGATGCTATTCGCAAGTTTCTAGAAATGGGTGGTCATCAAGCAAAGCGTCCTCAAAATGTAACATATAAGAAAGGCGCAAACCAAAAGTAATGAATGTCATTTCAATTAACAAAAAAACAAATTATAAAGGAAATTATTCAATCTGGTAAGAATCCGTCTTATTTCATTAACAATTATTGCCTAATATCTCACCCAATGAAAGGGAGAATCCCTTTTAGAACATATCCTTTCCAAGAAGATTGTCTTGTTGATTTTAACGATTATCGATTCAACGTTGTTCTCAAGGCACGACAACTTGGTCTTTCGACCCTTGTTGCGGCATATTGTGTTTGGTTTATGTTATTTCACAAAGAGAAAAACATTCTCATTTTGGCAACCAAACTGAGTACGGCCACAAACCTTGTTCGTAAGGTCAAAATGGCCATGAAGAATCTTCCCGAGTGGATAAAGATTTCAGAAATTATTATAGACAATAGAACTTCATTTGAACTTTCAAATGGTTCAATCATCAAAGCCTCCTCAACTTCCACAGATGCTGGTCGCTCGGAGGCTCTTTCTCTTTTGGTTCTCGACGAAGCTGCCCATATTGAAAACATGAATAACATTTGGACGTCTATTTACCCTACCTTGTCGACAGGTGGGAGATGTATAGCTTTGTCCACCCCTAATGGAGTTGGTAACTGGTTTCATAAAATCTATACAGAAGCCATAGCAGATGACAACGAATTTCATACAATCAATTTGCCATGGCAAACTCATCCGGACAGAGATCAAGCTTGGTT